AGCCGTTTTGTTGGAACGGTTTGTAGAATTTGCTCCATAACCTCTCGTGGTTGACCACCGAGTGGTTTGAGAACTTCACCCATCTTGATTTGACGCTCTAGGCCAGCACGAGCTGTTGCCTCTTGCTCAAGTCTCTTGGAAAGTTCTACATTTTGTTCTTGTGTTTCACGAAGCTGTCCCTCAACATCATCAGCATCAACGAAGTATTGACGATATTCTTCCTTGAATGCTTCGACCATTCTACGGCCGAGGTTAAGTTCACGTGCTTCCATAACATCATCTTTAAGTTCTGCAAATTCTGCTGCAATTCGAACTTCAAGGAACGAATCAAGCTTTTCAACAAGCTGGACTAGATCGTTTTGAACTTCTTCTGCCATCTGCGACTTTGCTTCTGTCAGTTTCTTTGCATATTCTGTTTGTAGATCTTTGTATGCAGAAATGTCTTCCTTTAGTTCAGCAATTTCTGCACTAAGGATTTCATTTAGTTTCTCATCGATTGCTTCAACGAGGACGTCTTTTTCTTTGACCCATTGTTCAGTCAGTTCGACTCGAACGGTGTCTTCTGTTTCTTTGCGTGCAACTGCAACTGCTTCTTGAAGGTGTGCATTAAATGCTTCTTCAAGTTCTTTTTTGGAATCTTCTGAGAGGATATCAGCCTCAAGCAGTTTCTTCAAAATCTCATCCATTTCGATCTCCTTAATAGATTCAGTAATTATTTATAACCTCTTGTAATTTCACAAGGTTTTTCGGTTTTGTTTGTTAAAATCTGTTTAAAATCAATACGTTACCAAATGTTGGTACGTTTTACTTTTTTCTAAGATCGTTCTTAAGGAACATCTTAATTTCGGTTACAAGGTGCTTCTGTGCTTTTGGATCGTCACGAATCTCCTCAGCAAGTGTCATGATTCTATTCCCATTTTTTGCGTTCTGAAGTGATTCAAACACACTTTGTGGCATAGCACCTGGTGCTGACGGTGTAGCAACAATATCAATTGTAACAAACGAGAATCCTTCAACTTCACCATCGTCCTTAACGTTTCCAGCTCCACGTGAGCTAACACCAAGACGAACACCACTCTCAATCAACGTACGAGCAATTCTTCCTGATGGGGTATCAAGAATTTGAAGACGACCAACTGCGTTGCTTCCCTCCATGCGGATTTCTTTGATAGCGTGTGAGATACGGTCTAGGTTAATGTTAAGTGTTTGTGGATGGTCAAGTTCACCGAAGATTCCATTGCACTCTTTGATCCTTGCGTACGCCTCTGTAACAGCACGTGCAATTTCTGTCACAGGATACTTACGCTTGTTGCGGTTCTCAATTGCACCTTGCATGAGAATTCCAGAAAGGTAGCAACTCTTACCATCACGTGACGCTTCGGTAATAATGTTACATTCTGTTGGGGTAAGTTCTTCGATTAGTAGTTTCATTACTTAGTCCTTCTTTACGTTGGCTTTTTCCATCTTTTGTGCTTTTTGAAGAAGTTTGACAGCCTTGTCTTCCATCTTTTCAGCAGCGGCATCTGAATCTTTCTTTTCCCCAAGTAAATCACGAACCCTGTTGACGATAACACTATGTGCAATCGTATTGAATGCATCATTATTATCATTCAGTGTTGCATCAACAAGGAGTTTTAGTTGTTCTTTTGCGTCCATCGAGTTTCTCCAGTTATAGGATGTCGAGTGAGAAATTCTCACTAAAGACAGTTTGATACTATTTATAGGCTAGTTTACGAAAGGATCAATATTTCTTGTAAACTGGTGATAATACAAGAAATATTGATTATAAGGTTTATACAGGAAGTTCAGGTAGAGTTTCACCTTCGGCGCCACCTTCAGGAGCACCCCCAAGACCCTCGCCTTCAGGAGCACCTTCGCCGCCCGGAGGAGGACCACCACCACCAAAGATGCTTCCACCTCCGCCACCTCCGCCACCACCTTCGAGGCCAAGTCCCTGTTCTCCACCACCGTATAGTTTGATATAGTCACCATCTGTGAATGTTTGTTGGAGACCCTTCTCTTGACGAAGGAACATTTCGTTGGTTGCTTTCTCATCACCAGAAAGTTGTAAGAATCTAGTGAGAATGAACTGTTTCGACAAATAAGGAATTGAATCAGCATTTCCGATTTGAGTAAGTAGAGCTGCATCGAGTTCTGCTTGACGATACTTACCGAAATTCGATGGGGGAATTAACTTTAGTGAATATATGTCTGGATCAATATTGATCTCGACATTTCTTAGGAATCTTTTGAACTCTTCATCGAATACCATTTCAATGTGACGTTGAAGTCTTTCGATGTATAGAGCAAAGCGAAGTTCTTCAATATATGCAAGACCGACCTTACCATCATTGAATACAACATCTTTAGCACCACGCATTGCTTGTAACCAACTAACTGGAACACGTAGGCCCATCATAACCTTTGCTTGGAAATAGTCAAGGTCAGATAGTTCACCAAGACTCTGACCACCAGGAAGTGTCTCAACTTTTGCACCTCGACCATCTGGTCTTGATGCAAAGAAGAAATCTTCGGTCATTGATTGCGGATTGTAGACAGAATCAACCTGATCTTTCCCGCCAATGGATGTTGGAACACGCTTTTGTCTAATCTCGTTCTTAATCCCTTCTAGATATTGTTTAACGCGCGCTGGTGGCATACGACCAACATCAATATAGAACACACGTCGTTCTGGTGCTCTTTGGATACGGTAGATGACAACAGCATCTTCTAGTAGTTCTTTTTGTTTATGTGAACGATAGACACTACGGAGAACTGAATCTCCAAAGGGCGCAGAATGTGACATATCGTCATTTAGAGTAAATCTAATAACATCAGTTTCAGCAATATACTCAGTGTTATAATTTTGTCCAAGTGGAACCGCACCTACGCCTACGCCACCAGCACCTCTTGGAATTTTTGTATCGGTACGGATTTGATAACCAACAATTTTTGTTACATCCTGTGCATCAACGATCGCAGCAAGAACATTTTGTGGTGGAACCCATTCCCACTTCTTATCTGATCCATATTTACGGAAGAAACAGTCTCCATACATTACGGTGTTTCTTGCGATCTTGAATAGTCTTCGATCAAAGTCGTGCATCTTTGACCAATGACGAAGTGCAACTCTTAGTGTAGCAACTGTTGTATCATCAAGTGAGGTTCCTTCGGTGTTCTGGAGATGAATGTCAAAATACAGATTTGTCTTTGTATTGATCCCTGTCATTTCTTCAGCAATGATATCAAGTGCTCTTGTAACCTCAACGTCATTATCCATGATATCATATTCACGATACCTTGTTAGACGCGTTGCACTACCTTGAACGAGACGTTGATACCACGTGTAATTGCCATATGATGCATATGAACCGTCAACGCCTTGACTGTCCTGTTGGAGAACGGTATCAGGACGTGGCGAAACGATTTTGAAAAAACTAGTTAATTTTCCGGCCATTTACTGTTGTCTTTAAAGTTTGTGTGATCAAGTATTTATCATCGGACTGATTTGGTTACCATTAGTCTACTTCATACAGAGCACCATACTTGTTTGATACGAATTTATCAAACGATAGTGCTTCGTTAGGAACATAACCGTGTCCTGTTAAAACACCCCGAAAATAGCAGTGAATTACAGAGACGGCACCAGCTGCTGTTGTCTTTTGAATTGCTGTGTATTTTAAGTCACTATAGAATTTTTTCAGGTATGTCTTTGTTGTCAGCCGTCCTTTAATATGTCCTGTAACCTCAACGAATAGAATGACAACATCGTCATCACAATACGGAACATCACGTCGAAATAGTTCAACGACTTCTTGTTGTGTCATCTGTAGGTCATCAATAAGGAACGCTATTCTATCACGATGGCCTTTGTAACGGATAGACTTATATGTTAGACTTCGTGTTGGTTTTACAGAATCAAATAATGTTCCAATTCCACCAGATGTATTGAACGCTTCATACTCGCAACCATCAAGAGCTAATAGTTCGTGTCCTTCTAGAGGCTGCAACATTACGTGTTGTCCGTTAACAATTGCAGGGCACGGTTGCATATATTCATTGACTAACCCTTCTAAGGACCAAGATAGATAGTATCTAATGTCATTTGTTGCTGCTCTTGGTAGAGCACCGACACGTATTTTTGCGTCACGAACAGTATCAAATTTGGCGGCGAGATCGTGTGTTATGATACTTACGGCACCGGGAGCAAGTCCGCATTGAGGCATCATAATTGCGTCGTTAGACAGCAATCTAATTGCATCCGTTATTCCAATGTCTTCTGTGAGATCAAAATATGCTGTCCCAACCAGAGCTGCAGCTTGTGCGATCCTGAGATTGACAGCGTATGGCGTTGCAGCAATAACGCCATCGTATGCTGATACCAGTTTTTCGAGAATTTTTGGATTTGCTGTTACGTCCGTTTGATTGACGTGTGGTACTGTTACATTGGGATCATAAATGTCAACATCGTACCCAAGATCTGTTAAATAATCATATACGGTCTGACCAATAAGACCGTATCCGAAAAGTGCGATATGTTCCATATAATATCCCCTATAATATGACGTATTTATTTGTCACTTACAGGGTTTAACAGGTCAATTAAAATGTTGCAAGTACTCGAGCACTACCTGGAGCTGGTGATGTTGCTTCGGTAATCTTAGCAACCTTCATTCTTTCCATATCCTTATACATCTGGAGAAGTTCTTCCATTGTTTTTCCGGTCGATGTTGATGTAGTATTGAGTCGTTCTAGAAGAACTATCATCGCTGCGGTTGGGTCACTCTTACCAGTGGCTGATGTTGCTGCTGCAGCGGCTGTACCAGGTTTGATTCCTTCTCCAGGTACTCTTTCAGTTAGTGGTGGTTGCCCTCTCTGGGCTCTCCTTGCGTTAATATCAGCAAGAGTTATACTTGCAGTTGCTTCAGGTGCCTCACTAGCTAACATTTCTGATAACTTATCTGCCCCACCCGACTTTTTCATGACATAATCCGTTGCAAAGTAGGCAGCAGCTCCAGTTGCAGCAAGTACGGTGGCGGTACCAAGAAGTCCTATACCTGCGGCTCCAGCGGCGGCAGTACCTGCACCTCCAGCAGCAGCTGCACCTGTAGTAGCTACTCCCTCCAAAAT